CGACTCGAACTGCTCGGGCTGGAGGTCGAAGACGTAGGACGCGAGGCCGATTTCTTCCATCGCCTGCGAGATAAACTGACGCTTCGACCAGCCCATCAGGAACCGCCCTGCAGGTTGTCAGAGATGAGACGCAGCAAGCGCGCGTCGGGGGTGCGCCCGTCGAAGCGGATGCCAAGCGCCGTGGCTTGCGCTTCAAGCTCGGCACGCGTGGGAGGCGCGTCGTCGGCGGGGACCTCGGCAACAACGCCACACGCCTCGGGGAGCGTCCTGTGCCAGCCGTCGGCGAGGGCAGCCGCGAGGGCAGCCGCATCGTTGATGCCGAGCGCATTGTACGTCTTGCCGAACGGGCCAGGGTGCAGGCCGGGGCAACGGTAGACCATGGTGGGGAAGGACATCAGCAGGCGCCTTTCTTGCCCTTGGGCTTCTTCTTCTTCGCGGGGGACTTCTTCGACGCCATGGAGCACCTCAAGGAGAAAGCCCCGCCAGCATAACACCGGCGGGGCTTCTTGTCGACGCAGGACCTCAGCAGCGGTACGTGATGTACGTCGCGGCGGCGGTCTTCAGGGTCATGAAGGTCGTGGTGACCAGCGTCAGTACCGCCGCCGTGCCCACGATGGTGTGGGTGGCACCGGCCAACACGGTGAGGGTGTTTGGCCCGCTGTTGGACAGTCGCCAGATGACCGCTTCACCAATGGCCCACGAACCACCGGCATCCATGACCGCGCCAGTCGGCAGGGTCGCGGAGACGGCAGCGGCGGTCGTCGAGGTGACGAGACCCGCCGCAATCTGGGCCGGGGTCAGGGTCGCCGAGGTGTTGACGGCCTGCGCAACGATGCCCTGCGCGGTCGGAACACGGCCCAACTTGGAACCGGGCGAGGCGCCCACGTCGTAGGCCACTTCCTTGCCGCCGCTGGCTTCGATGCGGACCACGGCGCCGCTGGCGAAGGCAGCCGAGGTGTACGGAGCCGCAGCACCAGCGGCCTGCGAGGTCAGCACGCTGAACACGCCGGGGACGTTGGTATTGGTCAGCTGCTGGTTGATCTGAAACGCGCCCTGCGAGAACGCAGTGACGATGCCGGAGGCGGGGACGATGACGTCGACGCTGCCGAACGGAGGAACGATGAGGGACATGGGAACTCCTGCAAGAACGTGAAGGGAAGGGAGAGAAAGCGGGGCGCCCCGTCAGAGGCGCCCCGATGGCTCAGGTCTGGCTGAACATCACGAGACCAGCCATTTCGGGCTGCTTGAGGCAGGTGCCGAAGCGGGTGTCGAGGCGGAAGAAGGTCTTCTGCGTCTTGATGTCGAACTGCTTCGTCATCACCACCTGGATGCCGTTGGACGTGGTGCTGTAGAGCACACCAGCACCAGCGCCGCTGTCGATGACGAGGCGACCGGGCAGGATCTCGATGGCGTCTTTGCACCAGAAGGGGTTGATGTTCGCGGTCACGGTGTTGAGGAACACGATGGCGGCGGTTCCCGAGGTGGATGAAGCCACGCAGTTCTGGTTCTGCGCTTCGGCGTCGCTGCCGCCCTGGTTGGACACGATCGGGGGGCTGATGACCATGGTGGTGGCCGACAGAACCCGGATGACCCGGAACGTCTTGAGACGGCCGGTGCTGCCCTTGGTGATCTGGTGCGCAGCTTCAATGCCCGCGATGGTGAACGCGTCGCCAGCGGCCACCGAGGTGGTCGAGGAGATGGTCACGGTCTGGTAGCGGTTGTCGACGTTGCTCTGTTGGCCACCGCTGCCGAGCGAGGTCGCGGCAGGGACGTAGAAGTTGGCAGCGCCAACCAGCGTCGAGATGGTCAGACCCGCGCCACCAGCGGCAGCGGCTTTGCGCAGGGCGTAGTCCAGCTTGTAGGTGTCGAAGCTAGCGAGGCGCCCAAGGCTGGACTCACGCAGGGCCTTCACGCTGGACTCGTTGTCGAGGCTGCGCGAGGCCTTGCTCAGTTCGTTCGCCATGCTGTTGTAGTCGCGCGAGGCGAGCACCAACTTGCGGTCGGTGTTGGGCACGCCCTGCTCATTCATGAGCGCATCGCACTCGGCAAGGTCGGTGTAGCCGGAGGCGGCGGCGGCGATCTTGACGAAGAGGGTCCCCTCGTTGCTCACGCGGGTGAGGCAGGCTAGGTTGATGTCCGAGGCCAGCTTGTCCTTGGCAGCCTGACCGAGCCGGTCATTCTGCAGGGCGTCGCGTAGTTCGGTGGCCGACAGCTGCCACGCAACGTGGCGCTGGGTGTCGATCGACGCGGGAACGCTCTTCTGCGTGTAGTCGTCGAAGTTGCTGGTGGCGTCGGAGCCGCTGTAGGAGACAGCAACATAGGGCATGGGGCGCCAAATGGTGTCGTTGCTGCGCTCCATCGTGACCTGATCGGTCTCGAACTTCTCGACGAGGTTGGAGACCGAGAGTTGATCCTCGAAGCCCTCCATGAGCTTGTCGAAGGCGACGGTTTCCTGCTTCGAAAATGCGTTGGACATGGGACGTTATCCTTTGGCTTTCTTGCTGCGCTTGTAGGCTTGGACCTTGCTGCGATCACCGGACTTTTCTGCGTCAGCTTCCAGCCGTTCGAGGGTCTTGTCGGCGAGCCCAGAACGGGCGGCGCCAGATGAGGGGGAGGACTCGGGGGACGTCGAGGGCTTGCGCTTGGTGACCTGCACTTGCGACTCCAGTTTCCCGAGAGCGACTGCGAACTTCGCGGGGCTCTTGATTTCGGCCAGTTCTTTCAGCTTCGCCGGATTGCGCCCGAGCGCGAGAACCACGAGGTGAGGGGCGTCGGTGCCCTCCAACAGCATGTCCTGCTGCTGGATCGACAGGTGCTGCACGACGGCGTCTTCTGCCTCGTCAGCGTCGTCCACCTTCAGAGCAGAAAGGTTCTGCTTGTAGGCGGCCTGCCGCTCTTGAGCGGTCTTGACGAGGTTGTCGGCTTGTGCTTTGGCCTTGGCTTGGTCGTCGTCGACCTTGCGCTTGACCTCGAACCAACCGGCAAGACTCGCTTCGAACTTGGCCTCGTCGTAGTCGTGGTCCTGAAGCGTCGGCTTCGGCGGCAGGGTCTGCGCTTTGGGCGCGGGCTCTCTCGCCTTGGCTTGGTCCTCAAGTTCACGGATGCGCCGTGCCTGCTCTCGGTTCTTCTGCCGAACTTCCTTCACCCAGGCGGGTGCAGGCTCTTCCGTCTCTGCTGGGGGCGGCGCTTCCCCGATGGTGACGCTGACAATCTCGTCGGGCTCGTTGGCGGCTGGTGCTGCCTCTTCAACCTCGACAACGTCAACGCTTCCCTCTGCCTCTGGCGTGGTCATGTGGCTCCGCTGCGCTCAGCCCTTGAGGTGGGCTGGTTACCTGTGGGGCTAGTCTAGGTGGGACTGAAGCCAAGTGCAACTGGCGAAGTCAAGCGCATTAGATTGCAGACGACAGATCAGGAGGTGGCGTGCATGATCGGAGGCAGGGAGACAACCATGAATGATGACGTCCTGCCGGTGAAGACCAAAACACTCACAGTTGAGCGCGTCGCCAAAGTGCTGAGCCGGTACCTGCAGAGGCCAAAGAACAACGTCGGCGGATCGCTCCACATCATCACCGACGACGGCAACTATGCGCTGCGCTCTGCCCAGTTCTGCGAACTGTACGCCACGGAGATCGGCGACTGGTCAGGCGCCCGGCTTGCCAGGCTGCTGATGCTGTGCAGCCGGACCCAGCGCATCAAGGCGTGCCGCATGGCCACCAGATGACCTTCGCCGAATGGGTCCGCCGCCAAACCGTCTACACCGACCGTCGGGTCATCGGTGTAGACGTCAGCGCGTTCGTCAGGGACGCCGTGGCCCGGCGAAGCCCAAGCCAAGCCCGCCCATCCCAGCCGCGCCCGTCTCCATCTGGATCTGGACCGTCTGCGCCCTGATCTTCTCCGCATTGGCCACAGTCTCGACCGTGTCTGCGCGAGCCTTGGCCGCCTTGGCGATGGCTTCTTCGGCCATACCCTGCGCGAGCACGGCGTTGGGGTCTTCCTTCTGCTGTGAGGCTTCCTGCTGCATCTGAGCGGCCTCTTCCTCGGTCGGCTTGGCAACGCCCATGCGCACCAGTTGGTTGCGGAAGTAGCCGCGCACGTCTTCGATGCCCTCGCCCTCCATGTTCGCCATGCTCATGGACGTCAGCACCTTCATCGTCTCTGGGTCGTTGGCGACCAGCTGCATCATGCCCGTGAGCGCCCGCACGGTGGCGGCACGCTTGCTGGTGGACGACGGGCCAACCTCGACAACGACGTCAAAGTCAGCCGACGAGAGGTCATTCTCTTTCGTGATCTCGCCTTCGTCGTTGACGGTCGGGCGGTTCATCTCGACGAAGTGCGTCTTGTCCGCCTTGTCGATCGTCTTCATCTTGCGCCCGTCTTCAACGTAGAGCTCGCGGGCCATGCCCTTCCAAATCTCTCCGCTCCGCTTCATCGCCTTGGCGCGGTTGGATGCATAGATGAAGGTGGGCATGTCCAGCCGCTGCTGGGTCATGTCGACAGCCTTGCCGCTGACGTTGCTCACGATCTGCTCTGTGCCTTGGCTCTCGCCAAGGATCTCCTGCATGTCCTGCTCTGTGATCTGGAGCAGCGCCGCCATGGCGGGCGGGATCTCGGGGACCTTCGTGTAGGCCAGCGGACCAGCGGGGACCATGCTGCCGTCGACGTTGAACAGCGGGTTCAAGCGCAAGAACGCGAAGTTCTCGACGTTGTCGTCACGCCAATCGTTCTCAAGGCCAGCCACCTGATCAGGCGCAACGATGGGCTTAGACACCGACGACAGCGCGCTGATTTCCGCCAGCTTGCTCAACTGCATGTTCTTCAACCGCTGCGGGTCCTTGGCCAAGCGGACGTGCCCCATGCAACGTTCCACACCGTCGACAAAGAACCGCTTGCCGTAGACGGAAACGATCGGGATGTTTGGCCCGGCGATCATCTCTTCCTTGAGGATGCCGCCGCCGCTCATGGTGTACTTGCGCACACGCTTGTGGTTCTTCTTCAGGCGGCGCATCTCGCGGGCGCCGGTGTCGCGCAACTCGATCACCAACTCCTCGTCCTTGAGGTCTTCGTCGGTGTATTCCTCTTCGTCGCCCTGCAGGTCTTGGAAGACGTGGATCGTCCGCTTGACCGTCTCGACGAGGTAATACTCGGCAACGATCACTGTGTCGGGGCGTGCCCAGTCGTACTCGGTCTGGGTCACGCCGGGGGGCCAAGACTCGGGGCTGTCGTTGTACTCTTCTTCGTAGGCAGCGCGCGACATCGGCGTCAGCACGAAGCACGACCGCGCGTCGCTCTTGTCTTGTCGCTTGCTGTCGAGGGAGAAGAACACCGAGGAATCGGCGTCAAAGATGGGCTCGAACCGGATGCGCTGTTCGTCGTTGTCGTCGTCCTCATCGTCGACCTTGACCGCACGCAAGCGCCAAGCGCCGATGCCACCCATCACGGCCTCTTCGCTGCCGTTGTCGTACGCCTCATCGGCCACGCTGTCTTGCTCGTCGGCGCGATGCAGGCTGGCCATGAGGTCAGCCAAGCGGTCGTCTGCCTTGTCGTCACGAGGCTGGAACGTCGACGTGATCGGGTTGTTCCGCATCTCGCTGACGATGCGGTTGACG